GAATCTTCAATAGCAAGTACGGCAGGCCGGTACTGCAGTTCAAGAAGTTCCCGCAGAAGACCTACGCCTTGCTGGGCAACATCATGGGTGGGGTGATGAAGGGCGACCCGCAGGCGATGAAGCAGTTCGCCGGGCTGATGGTAACCCACGGGATGATTGCCGGTGTGCTGGGCCTGCCGACGGAGCCCTTCAAGGTAGCGCTGGCAGCGGCGAATGTAGTGGGCCTGACCGGCTTCACGCCCGAGGACTACGACTACGCCGTACGCAAGATGGCGGCTGATCTGCTTGGTAAAAAAGGCGGCGAGATCGCTTCGAAAGGTATCTACAGGGGGGTGGGGGTTGAGCTGTCCGGCCGCGTGGGACTCGACTCGTTGCTGCTGCGCAACATGCCAAAGAGCCAGAAGGAAGCCGACGTAAAGTCGTTCCTGTTCGAGACCATGGCGGGCGCGAGCGCCAGCTATCTGTGGAACCAAGTAGAGGGTGCGAGGGCCGCGCTCAAGGGCGACTGGTCTACGGCCATCGAGAAGATATCCCCGCTTCGAACGATTGGCGACGTTACCAAGGCAGGCGTAGGCTTGTACGGCGACAAGAAGAATGCGGCGGGCAAGACTACGCAGGAGCAGTTCACTGCATGGGAAGCTGCGGTACGGGCGCTGGGCTTCACGCCGTCCCGCGCTTCCGAGTTTGCAGCGAACCGTGGCACGCAAGCGCGCGAGAGCCATCAGCTCAGTGCAGAGCGCTCCGCAGTAATCAAGGCGTGGGTGTTTGCGTCAGGGAGCAAGAAAGTCGATGCACAGCGCGCGGTGCAGAAGTTCAACGAAGGCCGCCACGAGAGCGAGAAGATCACGGCAAAGGATTTGTCCAACGCTGCCAAGCGGAGCGAGCGCGAAGAGAAGACTTTCTCGCATGGTGTTCCCGTAACCAACCGTACCACGGGCATTCGAACGACAGCCGAAGGCGTCTTTAACTTCTGAGGTAACCATCATGTTCACCACCAAATACTCCAAGAACCGGAACAACTACGCGGGCAAGTCCAAGAAGAAGGGGCTGAAGTTCGAGGACGGCGGCGCGGTGCCGTACCCGAGAGCAGACGACAATCTATTCATGGCCAGCGGCCCAGATGAAAAAATCATCCGCGCCAAACGGGCGATGCGCTACTACATGGACGAAGACAAGAAATCGAGAACTGAAAACCTGCCGGGCATCAATACCTATCTGGCGCAAGAGCGGGCTAGAGACACTTCCGATGATCTTCGCGGCAAAAAGCGTAGATGGAGGGACGACTGATGCCCTCATCCATCAAACCAGAAGACAAGCCGGTCCACCTGATAGTCGATCAGGATATGAGCCCGACGATGTACGCCGTAGTCGATGCTCACGGCACCAAGCGCGCGTTCTTCGTGGAGAAAGAAGACGCCGAAGAGTTCGAACTGTTCGCCAACGCACCTGAGGTGACGTTGATGCAGAGCAATATGCGTGATACCGGTATCGGGCGCAGTCCAGAGAGACGCGCTAAACCGAAAGGAAAAAGCATGCCACGAGGCATACCGAAAAAGAAATCCAAGAAATCAGTGAAGAAAGCGGCGGTTGTGAAGAAGTCGGCCAAGAAGACAATGAAGCGTCGTAAACGTCGGGTATAATCCCAACCCACAGGAGAATGAGCATGCCTAAAAGTGGCAAGAAACCTCCATTCATGATGGCGAAGCGCGGCGCGGCTCCGGGCAAGCCCCCTGCCGCTATGGCAGCGGCGGGACCGCCAGCAGGACCGCCCCCTGCCCCAATGTTCAAGAAGGGCGGCAAGGTCAAAAAAGGCAAGAAGTAACCCCAGAAGTAACAGGAGAGCAGGCATGAAATCGTTTTTTGCACTGGTTACACCGTTCGATCCGTCGTTGAAGCCGGACCATGAACTTCCGAAGCCGCAGCCGACACCGCCGTTGCCGGGCACCAAACCACCGGTCGTGGACAACACGCTTCCGGGTGATCTGCCGCATCCCGAGCATCCGATCTACTGGCCGCTACCGCCATATGCGCCGGTTGATCCCGGCTATGGCATTCCGGAAGAGGGCCTGCCGCATCCGGATCAGGGCTTGCCGGGACCGCAGCCGCATCCCGAACATCCCATCGTGCTGCCACCGGACAGTGGCGGGTGGCTCCCGGTCTATATCGACAACACGCTGCCGGGCGATCTGCCGCATCCCGAGCATCCCATCGTGATCCCGCCCGACATGCCAGCCCCGCCAGAGATTGGCTTTAGCGGCACCATCAAGTTCAAGGCGATCTGGACCCCGGCCAACGGCTGGCAGACCATCGGCGTCGTGATACCGGGCGACAAACCAGTCCCGACGCCTTCCAAGAAGAAGTAACCAATGGCTGGTACCCGCGATCCGTCGTCACATCGCACACCTGAACAGATCAGGAAGATGGATCGTGGGTATAACAGTCAGCCCCACATCATCAAGAACCGGTCCCAGCAAAACCAAGCCCGCGCCATCCTGCGTAAGGAAAAAGGCGATGCTGCTATCGCTGGCAAGGATGTTGGACATAAGAAGTCAGTGATCAGTGGTGGCGGTAACTCCAGAAGTAACTTGCGGATTGAAACAAAGAAACACAATCGGGGCTGGGAACGCAACAAAGGTTCACGACCATGACGTTATTTTGGGCGGAGTGGGGACCATTGATGAAGTACAACAATGGGTTCCTCGATATTGAGGACTTGAACCCTGAAATTAAAACCCGCTGGCGTATGAGCCGGATGGAAATGTTTAAACTTGGATGCCGCTGTCTTATGGCTGCGGCGCGGTCCTAAGCTCCGAGCTTCTTGGCCCAAAACTCATGGGTAGTGTCACGGTCACGCTGCCTTACCTCACGAGTTAACTTGTTCAGCTCGATGATCTGACGCACCGTATTGTGCGCCGAGTCCAGCTCGTTGAGCAGGCAATCAATGACTTCCAGCAGCTTCTCGCGGGGCAGCGTCTCGATGTTCTCCCCCATGTAAAGCCGCACCGTCCGTACATCCATCAGCTATCCTTTCCCCGGTTTCTTGTCGCCTACTTTATTCTCGTAGCTCTTAGTGCTCAGGAGCGGCGGGGTACCTTTGGCGCGCTGGCTGTTGTAGAGCCTAGCCGCCTTTGTCTTCGCCGCCGCCAGTCCCATCTTCTTTGCGAACTTGTCGCGCATTTTCAGATACTTCTCTGGCATGAGTGTCCTCCGTAAGCTTCTGGATAAATTCTTTATCGACGGCTTCGCGAATGCTTTCTTCGGCACCCCACGGGGTGGGATCATTTATGTCGTCAATAAGTTCCGGGTCCATTTTACATCTCCGGGTCCAGATCAGGGTTCTTGGCGTAGTCGATTTCGATCATGCGCTGCTTGCCGTGCCCGGCCTTGGAGGTACCAGACGCCATGCGCGACTGTATGGAGGCGGCACTGTACCGGTCCATGACTGCCTGAATGACGGCAGCGGACGAGTATCCATTTCTCCGCAGCCACTCTTCCAGATCGGGTCTGCTGATCCGCACAATCTTGTCGTCGGTAGCGACGTGCACCGTGATATTCTCCAGCCGCGTTACGTCGGTCTTGACCTTGATGGAGTTCGGTGCGGGGACGCCAACGGCGCGATTGATCTTGTCGGTGACTATCATATGCCGGGCGCTCTGGTCGGCAATGAAGCGCGTCACGATTTCAGAGACGTTGATTGCCTTCTCCAGATCGACCGACGTGTTATTCTTCTCAAGACGCAGATCGCCAACTACCTTGATCAGGAAGTCCTTCAGCGCCTGCTCGTCGATGTTGGTGAACTTCAGTTTGTTGGAATACTCGGCACCCTTCAGAAGGCAGCACACCATCACGCGCCAGTAGCGTTCCTCGTTGCTCGTGTTAAGCTCGTTGCCGATGGACTTGTAGAAGCCTTCAACTTCCTTGGAGACAGCAGCATGGTTACTTCCGAGGTAACTCGCGTACGCGAGCCCAACGTGGCCATAGTTGTCATCGAGCCGTCCAAGGATACGGCTAGCATCGGCCTGATCAATTTGCCCGGTGTTCCCGACCGCTGCCGGGACTTCATACTCGAATACACGATTGATCCCAGCCGTGGTCTGTTTCGAATGCTGCACTACGAACTGCATTATACTGTCGTTGGCAGCGCTCACCAGTAACGTGTTCCATGAGCCGCTATCCTTCATTGTCGAGTTCTGGTTTAAGCGGTCCTTCTCCTTCTGGCCGGTCAGCTTGAACACGATGTTGACGAAGCGCTCCGTGTCCTTCTCCGACTTCAGCTCGTCCCAATACATCGGCAGGTTTCGTATCGCGGAGATTTTCCGGAACAGCGAGTTGGTGGTATCGTCCAGCGCTTGGATGCCGCTGATGGGGTCGCCCCATACAGCCTGCGCCACCTTCAACGCCGATGTCTTGCCGATGCCTGACTTGGTGGAGTAGGTGCTCATGAGGACGCCCGGCTCATAGCAGAATTTAATCAGCGGTGCAGCGAATGCCGACGCAACAATGGCATCGAGAGCCGGGCGTTTCTGGTCGGTGATCAGCTTCGCAGCCGCCACCCATGGGTCCATGTTGATGCCGCGTGGCGTGTAGCGTCTCGCCAGCACCTTGTCGGGAGCGGCAGCTTGGCGCTTGCCGCCATTAGCCATCCACAAATTGCCGCCGTAGACGAAGCCTTCTATGCCCTTGGAGCCGGTGCTCCAGCCGAATGCATCTGCGCTTACGATGTATTCCTTGTGTGTCTGAAGGGTCTTGATCCACGACATGAAAAACTCCACCATTCGTGTTGCCTCATTCGGCTTCAACGCTACACCCTTCTCGGCCATGCACCTACGCATCGGTGCATTCTCCGTCAGGATGGACGCTGCAGCCGTGATTTCGCGGGTTTTCCCGGTTTCAACGGTGGTTGAGAAGTTCAGGACACACTCTGGGTGGATTTGGATTGTGGGGTCGAACAGGGGGTAGTTGCAGACCGGGGCTTCTGACTGGGTACCATCTTCGTTGACAAGGACGATACAAACAACGCCATCCGGTCGTCTAGTATACCCCACTGGGAGGTCGTTGTTAGGCTGTCCGCCAGTTGCTTGAGCACCTTGGGCCGCATTCGGCGCAGCATTGCCCGCTTGCGCAGTGACACTTGCGGCAGCATGGAGAGCAGATCGATCCGTCTTAAGGTGAACACAAGAGGCGCATCCTGCGTAACCGTTGTTTGAGATCGTACGGCAAGCAGGCCATCCAATACCCTTCTCCTTATGTTCCCGTGTCTTTCGTTCAAATAGGGCATCAGTATCATCCTTGTTATAGTAGACATTTTTCCGGCACATGACGTGCGCATCGAGACGGCCTCCTTCCGTCATCGTAGCAATAGACGTGGTCAAGTTCCACAGCGGGTTGCCGACGAAGTCCTTACCTCCCGTGGTAACCGCTTCCTTGAGGAACGGGCACACAGGGATGATGTCCTTAAGACTGACTTTGTCTTCGACGACGCCGGACGATAACTTGTCCTTATCGTTGATCGGCGGCAGTGGCGGGAACGCCGACAAGTCCCACTTGGGGGTGGGTGCCGCCGCAAAAGTTACTTTCGGGGTAAGATTGACGTAGGGAGCTAGAGATTTTTCAAGTCGGGCCAGAAGGTAATCGCCAGCAGTATGACCGCCAGCGAGGACAACAGGGCGACGAACACCCAGCTTGCAGTTAAAAGTGTCTGGAATACGCAGAACACGAGCGCTATCAACAGTACAACCTGTATCACACTTAAAACCGTGCTGACGAACCGCTGCCGCCAAGGCATCCGATAGTGGCTGCCAGTCCTGTACGGAGATGGGTCGTTCGAAGGTCCAGTAAACATGCACGCCTCCACCTGTTTTGACGATGACGTTCGGTTTCGGTAATCCGATGGCTGCAATGAATGTAGCGAATGCAGCGAGCGCTTCCTCCAGTGTGTCATAGCTATCCTTGTCCTTCCCCTTGGCGTCAATGTCCATGAATAGGCTTTTGAGCGCGACAACGTTCGCCTGCGCCCGCTTCGCGACTAGAAACGGTTTGCCTTGTTTATTTACTCTTTGTTCCGCCTCCTTCTGAGATGACATGCAGACATAGAGGTCTTTGACATCAGGGTTAGCCAGCGCCCGCGTGATGGTGCCGACGGCTTCCTTGATGTCGCGAACCGGATAGCCATTGAAGAACGGCTTGCCGTCTTTCTTCAACTTGGCAGTGGTCCAGTGGATGTTGATGTAAGCGGGCGGGTCACCATCCTGTGGCCAAGGCAGCACCTTGGCCAGATATTCCTGTGCATGTTGCATTTTTTCTTCCGTTGGGTGGAAGGGTGGGGCCGTTAGCCCCACCCAAAGACACTAGTTCTCCGGAAGCAGGTTTTCGATTTGAGCGTCCAGAGAGGCTTCAAAGTCACCGACCACCTCCCCCGTCGTCGGGGGGCTTTCTACGGGAGGAGGTGGCGGTACGGCGGCCTTAGTCTGCTTGGGCGGGGGCTGGTTCGCCGGAACCGTAGTCGCCTTTGCAGGCTCAGAACCACCGAACCCGTCAACCGGTGACGGTTGTGGGGGTAACGGTGTCGCCTTTGCCGCTGGAGGCGGCGGGGGAGGAGCAGTTACTTTTGGAGTAACCGGAGGAGCAGTCTGAGGAAACGAGGGCGGAAGCGTGATCTTCGCTTCCACTTCTCCCATGTCTGCCGTGTCTTCCTGCAGGATAGAAACAACTGCCTGCGAGTCGCGCAGCTCCAGCACCGCGCTACCCTCCTCGACATTGAGGGGCCGGATCGGCTCGAACACGATCTTCGGGTAGGCTTCGTTCGCGTCGAAACTCATCTTGGTGCCGATGGTGTAGTACTTGTAGCCACGGGCATCCATCCCGTCGCCGTAGTTGCCGAAGTCGCTCAGCGACGCCGCAGGAACCCTTAAGAGCATGGGTCCACCGAACGCCTCGTTACGAATATCTCCAAGAGGTGAGACGGCGACGCGCTTGGAGTCACCACACGCCTTCGCCTTCTTACCTGCAGGAGTAATCTTGGAACCCCAAGCATTCTGTGGACAACCCAAGCAGGTGTTGTTCTGCTTCTTGGGTGAAGAGGCATCCGGCACGATGCCGTTGGGGCTGAAGCAGTCGGGCGGTGCCG